GATTGACTTGACACAAATACCAAAATCGGTGTTTGACGGTGTTATTGATGCGTATGAAATCGCTAAAATTAAACCTAGACAAGTGTTTATGACTTACATGATTAATAACCGACTTAAAAACTTAATAGAGGTATTCGATGAGTTCTAGCATGGTAAATGAGATATTTGCGGAGTTTGAATCTGCAAAAACTCGAGCCGATAAAATAAAAGTACTACGTAAACATGAAAGTAAAGCTTTAAAAGATTTACTACACTATACTTTTAGTCCGTATATTAAATTCGATGTTGAAATACCACCATACAGACCTTCTAAGGATCCTATGGGTTTAAATTATACGTATTTGTTAACCGAAGCACATAAGTTATATCTTTACATTTCTGGTCATCCAGCTAGACCTGATGGATTAACAGCGGCAAAACAGAAACATTTGCTTGCAGTTTTATTGGAAACATTATATCATGAAGAAGCTGAGATTCTTGTTAAGATTATGAAAAAGGATTTGGGTATAAAGTATTTGACTGATAAAATAGTTAAAGAAGCTTTCCCAGATATTAATCTATGAGTAAAGGATCAAAACCAAGACCAATTGAAATTCCAATGAAAGAATTTGATAATAATTGGGATACTATTTTTAGAAGGAATAAAAATGAAAGTAGCAGTAGTAACACCGACAATCGGATCAACGACACTGACACAATGCGTGGAGAGTGTACAGAATCAAACGATGGATTTAACACATTATATTTTCATGGATGGTAAAGAGCATGAAAACAAAATCTGGCATCAACTTGAGGGTGCGAAAAAAGTTAAAACTATTCGATTAGAAGAGAATGTAGGTAAAGGTTGGTACGGTCATCGTGTATATGCTGCTTGCTCTTTTCTAGTTAATGCTGATATTATATGTTATCTAGATGAAGATAATTGGTATGAAGCAAATCACGTTGAAAGTTTGGTTGATGAGATTAAACAAGGCCGTCAATGGGCATATAGTTTAAGAAATATTTACACCAAAGAAGGTGAATTGTTAGGTCAAGATAATTGCGAATCATTAGGTAAATGGCCTGTTTATTTCAATGGTCAAGTTTTTCATATTGACACTTCTAGTTTTGCTGTACGCCGTGACGTTGCAGTTAGTATTGGTCAAGCATGGTACGGTCAATGGGGTGCTGATAGGCAATTCTTTGGTGCATTGAAACAACATTTCACTAATTACAGTTGCACAGGTGAACATACGTTAAATTATCGATTAGATGGAAATCCTAATTCAGTTAATTGGGAGTTCTTTGAAAAAGGTAATGAGGTTTATCAACAAAAATATCAAGGTAATTTTCCATGGAAACAAAAAGAACGGCTCTTATCACAGGTGGGACCGGGTATCTCGGTAGTCATTTAGCAAAGGCTCTCAAGAAAGACGGTTGGTATGTGATAACGTTGGATTTAAAATCAACGCTTTTTGATTTAAATTCATTGCTTAATAGATATGTCAATCATTTTATAACTGGAGATGTGTGTGATTCTGAACTATTAGATTCTATATTCACGCATATACCTATTGATGTGGTATTTCATTTGGCTGGTCGAATTGAAGTTGGTGAATCTCAAAAACATCCGACTACATTTTGGAAAAACAATGTCGCTGGAACTATCAACTTATTGGATGTGATGAAGAAACATGGTGTCGAGAATATCGTGTATTCTTCATCCGCAGCTGTTTATCTTCCTAGTGACGATAAGTTGGATGAGAAGAGTATATTGACTATGAATAATTCTGTTTATGGTACAACAAAACTCGTAGCTGAATCCGCTATAACCGATTCAGGATTCAATCATATTATTTTCAGATACTTCAATCTGGCGGGTGCAGATATGGAAGGTGAGATGGGTGAAGATCATGAACCTGAAACTCACCTGATTCCTCGGATACTACAAAACCTAAATAATATTCAGATATACGGTGATAATTATAACACTGAGGATGGAACATGTATTCGGGATTATATCCATGTTGCTGATGTTGCCGATGCTCATGTCCTTGCTGGTAATCATTTACTAAAGACTAAATCATCCGATATCTTAAATTTAGGTACAGGTCAAGGTTATAGTGTCCTGCAAATTGTCAAACTAATAAAAGACTACCTGAAGAAAGATGTACACTTTTCAATTCAACCTCGCCGACCCGGTGATCCTGACCGCTTGGTAGCTGACGCTACTCTTGCCGGCAAAGTATTGACATTCACTCCAAAATACGATATAATAGATATTATTAAGAGCGCAAATAATTGGTATGAAAAAAAGGAAAAAGAAAATGGTTGAATTGACAATGGATGGACTTAAGGTGATTGAAGAAACTAAAGAGGATATTATAGAAAAGAATCCGGTACATTTTCTCACAGGTGAACTGGCTGAAGAGAATATATCTAAAGCCATCGAATGGATTGTATCCGAAAATATTTCCAAGAATGCTGAATGGTTGACACTATACATTAATAGTAATGGTGGTGATCTATGTCATTCTTTTGCCTTGATCGATATCATGTATAATTCTGCAATACCTATTAAGACGATTGGTATTGGTCAAATTATGAGTGCTGCATTTTTAATCTTCATTGCAGGTACAGAAAGACTGATAGGTCAACATACTAGTATTATGATTCATCAACATTCTGATACATATGAAGGTAGATACCACGATCTTAAAAGTAGAATGATTGAATCTAAAAACAATAATGATAGAATGATTAGTGTTATTGAAGATTATAGTGAACTCAAACCAGCAACAATCAAATCTAAATTTTTAGCTGAATCTGACTATTGGTTAACTGCCTCAGATATGATAACCTATAAGTTAGCTGACGGTATTTTTTGAATATAGATTATCAAAGTGCTAGAAAATATTAAAGACTATATTTTTGTAAAAAATGTTATACCTAAGGATATATGTGATACCATGGTTGAGGATATCACTGTACAGAATAATTGGGGAAATCACCAATGGCATAATTATGAAGATATTCCATTACCGTATCAAACTAAAAATGATCATTTAAGTTTTACACCCGAATTAGAAGTATCAACATCATTTAACGAACAAAATATTATTTTACATCCATACATAACGGAAACATTAAACTCTTACGAAGAGTATGTTAGTGATGGTCATAGTTTTGAAGATTTTAAAGTTAATTGCGGATTACATTTTGCATCTCTTGTAAGATTTAATAGATACAGTATTAATACTTCAATGAAGGCGCATCATGATCACATTCATAGTCTCTTTGACGGAGAGCGTAAAGGTATACCAATATTATCAATTGTAGGATTACTAAATGATGATTATGAAGGTGGAGAATTCTTATTCTTTAAAGATTATGAGATTAAATTAAAACAAGGAGATATTTTAATATTTCCATCCGTTTTTATATTTCCTCATCGTGTAGGAAAAATCACTAAAGGTGTAAGGCATAGTTTTGTAAGTTGGGTGTATTAATATTTAAAAGGAGAAAAGGCAGGAAATGATTACGGGTGGCAGTAAATTTGAAAAGGTACAGAAGTCTAAATCAAGAAATGGCAGAGAAGATGAAATGCCTAAACAAAAAATTAAACCAAGAAAACATGATAAATCCATGTATCGTTTAAGGAAACGTGAGGAAGAGAATGTCGTATAAACAAGGCACTATCGATTTACTACAAAAGCGTTTGGTTGAATTGAATCGTGAAGCCGAACTAATTCGCCAAGAAATTCAAAGGTTACAATACTCAGCTTTTGAGGAAGATATCCGAGAAACTGAGAACCAGAAGTTACTGAAAGGATAATTGTCTTTTTAACAGGCTTGACATATTACATGGTTCTGATATCATGTAGTTATGGTAAATATTCCGACAATTAATTCAGTAGTTGAACTTAGTTTCAAAGTTCGCAACTATTTCTACTTTGATAATTCATCAGATCATTCTGTTATCAAAGTGACAGGTGTTATCATCGCCAATGATAAGTGGAATGGCGCAGATAATGTTACTATTCAAACAACCGACAAAGAGTATCCCAAAAAAATTATTAATATCAAAAATGTAATTGACATTAATATAATTTCTGGCGGTACAACAAGTATAAGACGTTTCAAAATTGTTAACAATAATAAAGAATATATT